CTATACATCTTTTCTCACACTCTTAATTTTCCACTCTGATTCTGGTTTAATTAAAGTTGATCGCTTCGATTTTTCTTTCTTTGGTTTTTCCCTGGAAAGTTGTGCACAAACTCTGCTACAAAATTTTCTATAATCCCACCCCTGAAAATCTTTACCACAATACTGGCATTTACACCACACCCATTCATACGAGTAGCCTCTGCTTTGAATTACATATTTTTTCCTACAAGATCGATTACAGAATTTCTTATTTGGAACATACCTATCAGCTGTTATCTTTTTCCTGCAATATGCACACCTTTTGTTTGGCATCTCATCTACCCTAAGCAGACAGCCTATCTTCTTACAATAATAGCGCACCTGATTTTTAGTAACTCCTAACCGTTTGGCAATCTCATCATATCTCAGGCCAAATTCACGCATCAATTCGATTTTTTCTTTCTCAAATTCTGTAAGCAATACTAGCACCTCCTTGTTAGGTTGGTGCTAGTAAAACTCTTGTACATTCTATTGTCAAGTCATTTTGCTCAATGTGTTGCTACTTCAAATTCTGTGCCATCGTAGTACAAAATTCTGAGGTCCCCATTCTCGAATACAGTAATGTGGTCAACTACCTCCTGCAGTAAATCTGGCTTACATTCCTTGATACTGCCCTCCTGGGCTCGCATCTTCATAAGTCTTGTTTTATATGCTAACAGCTCATTCCCTGACTCAATATTAATGTTCCATAGTGTTTCATAATCTCCGATTGACTCCACAATGGCATTCCAGGTCATTACACATATTTTTTCCAAAGCACTCTCCATAATATATGGACAAGTGCAAACTCGATGTCCAGAATTCTTATTGGTAGAGCCACAGCGCCACTTTTTCATCTTAGTTCCAGCTCTTGTTGTATACGATACCCTGGAATAAAGGTTATTACACTTTCCACATACCACCTTCCCTGAAAATGGATTTTTGTCAGGCATCACCGCGTAATTATTCGTAAAATGATCTTCACAGTATTTCTTTCTACGTGCCAATTCCTGCTGCACCGCGTTCCAGGTATTTACATCTATGATCGGCTCGTGCTCTCCTTCAATATAATACTTTGGAATTGTACCATCATTCATTACACGCTTCTTAGATAGAAAATCTGCAGTATAGCTTTTCTGCAAAATAGCATCACCCATATACTTCTCATTTCGAAGCATGGAGTCCAGAGTGCTTGCCTGCCAGTTGCATTTTCCATCCCAACTTTTTACCCTCTCTTTTTTGAAAATTCTGGCGATATAGTCAACTGTTTTTCCGGATAAATATTCCTCATAAAGTCTTACCACGATCTTTGCCTGAGTCTTGTTTACAATGAGCTTTCCATTCTCATCACAATCATATCCTAAAAAACGTTTGGTGCTCATCTTGTGTTCACCCTTTTCAAAGCGCCTTCGTATTCCCCAAGTACTATTTTCAGAAATACTTCGACTTTCATCTTGTGCTAAAGAAGATAATATTGTTAGCAAAACCTCTCCTTTAGCATCCAAGGTGTCGATATTTTCTTTTTCGAATCGAATCCCCACGCCCAGTTCCTTTAGCTCTCTTACATAATTCAAGCAATCCAGGGTATTTCTTGCAAATCTGGAAATGGACTTTGTAATAATAAGGTCGATCTTCCCAGCTCTGCAATCCTCGATCATTCTGTTAAAATCATCACGCTTTTTGGTGTTGGTACCGGAGATGCCTTCATCTGCGTAAATGTCCACCAACTCGTAATCAGGACTTCTTGTTATGATTTCCGTATAGTATCGCACCTGGTTCTCATAACTTGATAACTGTTCTTCTTGGTCCGTTGACACGCGGCAGTACGCTGCTACTTTCTTTTTCAATTCTATCTGCTGCCCGTTCACCAGCATCGTAGGCTCTTTTGCTGGTATAACCGTAATGCTTCTCGCCATTTATCATTACCTCCTCTACTACCATTGGTTCCGAAAAAGAAAGACCTGTAAGTTCTGTATCCCTTATCCGGATACCCTTACAGGCCTCTTTCCCTTTATGAATATAAGTGGCGCATAACCACTCGACTTTTCGATTGTAAACATATCTTCTTCGCAGGCTCTTTCCGCAATATGGACACACCAACATTCCACTCATTGGATATCGTTTCTGGTATTTTTCACCTTTGCCAATGTTTCTCTGCTTTCTGTGATATTCCATAAGCTCCTGAACCTGCTGCCATTCTTCTGCGCTAATAATGGCCGGGTGATCTTCTGTTACATAGTAACTTTGCACCTGTCCATTATTCTTTACGGATTGGTGTGTTCCTTCCGGAATGTAAGTTTTCTGGATATGGAAATCCCCTTTGCATTTTTCATTGGTAAGCATTCCCTTAATGGTACTTGCGTGCCAAGAACTTTCTGCTATCGTCGGTACCCCTTCCTCATTTAATGCCTTAGCAATTCTATGACACCCAATGCCTAAAAGGTACATCTTAAATATTAGTCTTACAACCTTGGCTTCTTCTTTATTGATTACCAGGTCCCCTGTCTCATCCTTGTCGTATCCCATGAAGCGGGCTGTATTTACCATTCCCTCTCCACGTTCGAACTTCTTTTTCAAAGTCCATTTATTATTCTCACTTATGCTGCGGCTTTCCTCCTGTGCGAAGGAAGCAAGCACCGTCATCATCAGCTCTCCTTCCGAGGAAAGTGTGTTAATATTGTTTTCCTCAAAAAGCACGCCGACGCCGATTTCTTTCAGCTCTCTTGTGTACTTAAGAACTGTGGTGGTATTTCTGGCAAATCTGGAAATCGATTTTGTAATAATAAGGTCTATCTTTCCAGCCTTGCAATCTGCAATCATTCTTTGAAACTCTGGTCTGTTCTCGCTTCTACCGGTCATTCCCTGGTCCGCATAAACAGAAACGAATTCATATTCCGGATTGCTTTTAATCACGCGCTCATAGGTGCTTACCTGGTTTTCAAAGGACTCGCCTTGCTTTAAGCTGTCCGTTGATACCCTTGCATAAGCACATACTCTTAGCTTTTTTTGCTTAGGTTTTAAAGATTCTATTTTCCTAAGTTTCATGCGAATTCTCCTTCCTTTTTGGTAGTCCTATTAACGCTCTTGTTCCGCTATAAGTCAAGCAATTTAGCGGTTTCAAGGGTATAATTATCGGTATGACCGAACTGGTAAAATACAAAAAAAGAACCCGGAAGGATTACTCCTCCCAGGCCCAAACTTATGATAACATTTCGTTTACTCGCTTCTGAACCGCACCGTAATCATACCCCTCTGCTAAGAGTCTACTCTTACGCTCAGATCCGTTTTCCCACTTGCCTGCAATGACCTCTCTTGCAAGTTCGTCGACAGACTTCTTTGGTGTCACTCCACATTTGCCATTCACAATATCCTGGATCTCAGCATAATTGTATCCGGCTTCTGTGAGACGCTGCTTTCTCTCCTCACCATTTCCCCACTTACCTGCAATGACCTCATCTGCAATCTCTACTGCAGTTTTCTTTGCAGGCGCTGGTTCTGATGCCTGGCTTTTTGTATAGCCATTGAGTCCTGCCGCTTTAATCTTAGTAGGATAATCCACATAGCAATAATCCTGATCGCAGGTTTGACCATTGATTTTATTACTACGAAGCAGATTAGTTTCACCGCCAAACTGCCACATCTGTGTTTCTGCACCACTGGAAGGAGCTGGCTTACTCTTTCCCCATCGCGCAACCCAATGGCTATACCTGGTAAGCTCACCGTCATTCATTTCACTGTTAAAAAATGATTCCGATGAATAAATACCTACCCAATAACCTGCTGCTTCCATAGTAGAACAAAATGCTTTCACAATCTCTGTAAGAGTTGCTCGGTCATTGTCTGTGATCATCTTACCCTCAACATCATAAAAGACAGGGTATTCATATTTCTTTCCACTAAGGATTGAAATAAAATACTCTGCCTCTTTCTTTGCTTCTGCTACACTCTTTGCATTACCATAGAAGTACGCGCCTTTTGGAAGGCCACAATCTTCACACTTCTCATAATTAGCTTCAAACTTGCTGTCCTTATAAAGCCCTGCGTCACCGCCACCAGCTTTTAGGATAGCAAATTCTACACCTTCTTTACTCTTTGCCCTGGCAAAATTGAAATCTCCCTGCCAGTGACTCACATCAATTCCAAATTTCTGACTCATAAATCATTCCTCCTAGTATAATAATGATGTAGTCAAACAAGACTACTTGGTTAATAAATTTCTATAAATCAGATAACAGAAGAAGGGATTCTTCCTTCATCAGATGTTATCCGTAATAATGATCATGTCTGACGGTTCCTGATAGACACCAGATAAAACATAAGGTATCATCTCTTAGGATAGGACAAAGAATGTATTCCTCCTTGGGACACTGATTATCTGTGGATACCTGTAATTAAGTCAATTAGTCCATTCGACAGGGTTTTATGTTTTAGCTGGTTGGGAGCCGGAAGGCAATACCCGAATAACGCGCTAGGTTGTGTACCTGCCAGATTGGAAATGGATTCCTATCAGAAAGGAGCTTTTGCTCATGTCAAACAAAGTTATTTTTAATCTTGATGAACTATTCATCTCTGTTGGTATTGATGTCGGTGCTGACTTCTCCTGGATGTCTATAGCACTTCCAAACCAACAATTCGTAGGAAAACCTTTCAAAATCCTACATAACAGTATTGATTCCCTTACAACCGCTGTTTCTAAAATAAAAGAAGCAGAAGAGTTGTATTCTTTGGAAAGTCGCATTTTCCTCGAATCCACGGGAATTTATCATTACCCACTCTTCTGCTATCTTCGTGATAAGGGTTTTAACTGCTCGGTTATTAATCCTATCATCACTAAGAATAGCACAAACATCAACATACGAAAAGTACATAATGATCGTTTTGATTCTAAAAAAGCTGCTTTAGTTGGCTTGAAACCTGATTTAAAGGTTTCACTTATGCCATCAGACCTTGCTCTAAACTGCCGTAATCTGTGCCGTGAATACTACGATTTAATGGATAATCGCAGTGCCTATGTGAATAAACTTCAGGGTGAATTACGCATGGCGTTTCCTCAGTATCTTGGCATCTTTTCCAAGGTTACTATCAACACTTCTCTTACATTGTTGGAAACTTATACATCTCCATCAGCTTTTCTTGAAGCAGACAAGCAAGAGATTATTGATATCATCAAATCAACAGCTCGCTTTGGACTTACATATGCTCAGAATAAGTATAATGCCATAATTCAGGCGGCAACTGATGCAAATCAGTTTGGGTACATTATAGACAGTAACATCAAGCGTATTCGCCTTTATATCAGCTTCATACGTAAATATGATGAAGAAATCAACAGCATTCTTGAATCGCTCCATGAGCTTGTTGATGCTAATGAAGATACCGACTTTGTTAAGCAGATTCATTTGATTAAAACATTCAAAGGTGCTGGTTTCTTGTCTGCTGTATCCATCATGGGTGAGATTGGTGATTTTTCAGCATTTTCAAAGCCGAAACAACTTTTCGCTTATTTTGGTCTTGATCCAGCCGTAAAGCAATCCGGTAAATTTGAAGGCACCAAGGTTCAAATGTCTAAGCGTGGTTCCGCCATCGCCAGACGTGTGATTCACACATTAACCCTACAAAGCATCAGTATCTCCCGTAATGGAGAAGCTAAAAATCCAGTTCTTCGCGAATACTATCTCAAGAAGTGTGACTCAAAACCAAAGCTCGTAGCAATGGGCGCTGTTTCACATAAGGTATGCAATATGATATTTGCAATACTCAGAGACAACAAACCATTCAAAATCATTGCTCCTCAGGAGCATATCAAACAATACAATGCTGCCAAATGCGACATGACTGCATAAAATACTATGAACCCAATGAATCAATATCTTTCAAAAAACGATATTTTCACCAAGGGGAAAGTCCGCCCTTTTTTAGTCAAAAAACAAAATAATTTTTTTCACATCTAACTATTGACATTTATTAGCTGGACTTGTCATCATCTTCTGCACGCTCGTGCAACTGCTCTAATACTGCTTTGATTTTCTGTGGAACCGGCAATCCTAAATGGGCAGCATTTTCTAAAAGGCTCACGCCTTCATTGGAAATATAAAAGAAAATAACTGCTGTTCTTAGAACACTTCCGGTACCAATCACATGGACATCCAGGATGTTTGCAATCCCTACCAATAAGAAGATCAGTACCTTTCTGCAAATCCCACGAAAGCCCACTTCACTTGATAGCGCTTTGTCGTTTATCGCGCACATAACACCGGTTATGTAGTCGATCACCACAAAAGCAAGCAATGCATATAACAAACCGTCACATCCTCCCAAAAAGTAACCAAGCCATCCACCTACAGCCGTAAATACGAACTGTACTGCGTTCCAGAATTCCTTCATTGTCTTGTCCTCCTTATAAATTTTTATATGAAAAAAGCAGCTACCCATTATGGATAACTGCTTGGTTCCGAAATTGTTTATTCTATTTTCTTTCATCGTGAACATTATTTATCTTAGCCATATAATAGACCTGTCTGAGTGTTCTTGGAAAAAGAACATCGGGATTATTAATGACAAGATACAGCCATGACGATGATACCACGCTTTCCCATACATGAAACTCCCACGGTAACATTCCATAGGTGGCTGTCGTATATATCACGCCGCCCGTACTCCCGTCACAGTTCTGCAGTCTGATGCACTCATCCACATATTTCTTTGCCTCATCCATGTTCCCCAGTACATAGGCAAGCGTGGAATACCCAAGTGTTCCTTCCGTCCAGACAATATCCGGCGCACCTTTATAATCAGCCGTCTTATCACTGTACGGCTTGAATCCAGAAAATGTTTCATCGTCTGAATATGCCGTATTATAATAATCTTTCTCCCTCCTCTGTATGATCTTCTTATCCTTCGTAAGATACACACTCCTTGCAGTTTCAAGACACGCTTCTGCCGTTGATGAATGCACCACGGAGAAGATAAGTGTTCCTGCCCATGTGGTACAGTCAAGCGCCCATGCCTTATCCGGCACTCCTCCGTTGATGCCCTGAAAGAACCGTCCATTCTCCATGTCGTAGCATTTTAGAAAAAGACTGTCCCGGACAAGTTCTGCTGCTTCCTTGTATTTTTTATTTTTCAGAACAAGGGAACATCCCTCAAGTGCCTGTAATGCTGAACACTGGTGTTCCACGGAACACCATTCTATCTCCTCACCGGAATAAGAATAATCCTCCATGTTGTAACTGCCGTAACCTCCTGTCATAAGTCCATATCGTGGATCGGATGAATCCGTGACCTGTTTTGACACGAGCCAGTCCCCGGCTTTTTTTATCATCTTCACAAAATCCCTGTCCCCGCTTTCCATCGTGTAATAACAGGCTCCCCACACCAGCCATCCCATTGCCCCGGTTCTTACATATCCGTCAAACAACTGTCCGATATAAATATCATAGGAAAAATTGAAACTCCCGTCATCGTTCTGCTCATACCGCATCCGTTTCAGCATTTCTTTGCAGATACCATAATCACCGCTTGTGGTAAATACCAGTAATGAAAGTCCCACATCGTATGCCCATGTTCTGGAATTCAGCATATAACCATATGCACCGAGGGCATTGGATCCGTCCTTATTATACTGAGGGTCATCTGTCGGAATAAGGAACGATGCCGGAAGTCTGCCTTTTTGCAAGTTCATAACAGCACCTGCTATGCCGACAGCATCAAATGCAACCGCACCATCCCTCCATACCTGCTGCATGACCTTTCCAATCTTATGCCCTGTCGCAACTTTATTTGTATACCACATATATTTTCCACCGCCACAGTTCCATATCTTACAGATATCATTGATGTACTCCGCATCCGAATAACTGTAAAGCCTTACGGTGAAGTACTCAAAATAACTGTATCCATACCCGCCATCTTCGGCTTTTATCTCTGTATCTGCATCATACACATATCTTTCAACCGTCACCTCATCTGAGGATGAAATCTGTTCCCATTTCCCTTTTATGCCTTGGGCAAGACGGAACTCTTTAATCCCCTCACCTACCGTTATATCAAGCGGATAGGTCACGGTCTTACTTCCTTCATCAGATTTGTAAGTTTCCCTGTATGTCATTGCAGACTCCCATGTCCCGTCTGCTTTGATAGGACAGGTAATCACCTTGTAATCGGCATCATGAACAACATAAACATTCACAGCATAATCACTGAAATCCGAAAGATTCCTTGCAGTCCCGGTAACCTTTCCCTTATAGTTAAAATCATAATAAGTGGATGGCGAGATGTATTTCGCCCTTACCTGATCTTCCTCAACGGATATCCCTGTCACATATCCCCAGACGATATCCCCGGAATAACTGTCATCGTATTCCTTGTCGAATGTTATCTGACACTTGAAGTTATTTACATCAAGCTGTCTCTTTATAAATGCAAGTGCATCCGATGAAGCCTTTTTATACTTATCCCCGCTGAACACAGCCATCCGAAAGCACCTCCTTAATCCGTATCTTCCTCATCTTCTGTTTCATCCGGCACGGTACAGTAAAATGCAATGACCGTTCTCGTTGAGGAAGAAACCCCGGATATGGATGCACCGACATAAGAAGCAAATGCACTGCCGGATTTCTTAGTCAGCGTTACTGTCGGTGTCTTCCCATCATTTGTCTGGTACTGAAAATATGGTCTGTCATTATATGCCCTTGTAAAATAAAAAGAGCCGTTTCCGATGATCTCCCCAAATTCCACCGTGTATTTTGCCGTGGTATTTCTGATATCTTCCACGCTTGTAACAACAGAATAAAGCGAATCATTGATGGTCGGTATATAAGCACCAATCGTAATGCTCACCTCATTATAGTTGAACGGATTCCACTCCATGCCGACCACACGCTTCTGCCTGTATATGGATAATGGCTTAAAATCAAGAAGCAGTTCATCCCCAAGGTCAACATTTCCTTTTCTGTACAGGTCAACGGAATAACTGTACCTCTGTTCCGTTGCATTATAGGAATAACTGATATCCTTGACATTTTCCGTTTCATGATATCCACTGTCTGGCTGTTTCCCCTGTGCTTACGGATGCCGATAGCGTATCCGTAATATTCAATTTCCCCTTTTACAAGGGCAAGCAGCTGCATCACACAGGCACGTCTTGTTGCTTCTGTATTTACCCTGAGTGTTACCTTCTTTTCTATGTCCACCGTTCCGACACTGAATGGTGTTCCTTCAAGCAGCGCCCACAATATCTGCCTTGGAGTACCCGTCATGTCAAAAGCAGTTACCTTATATTCATCGTCATTCAGGATATATGAAATGTGTTCACATTCCATCTCGGTATAACATACACCACTTGATATACTTTTTTTCACATTCGTAATGTTAAACACAAGTCCGTCCAGTTCTGCAATGCATTTTACATCAACAAAAGAATCTATCTTCCTCGTCAGCATCTTAAAGGACATTGTGCATTCCCCGTCCAGTTTTGCCGTAATGCTGCAGGCATTGACGGCAGAGTAAGAACGGATAAACTCTCCCGAAGTATTCCCTTTTGTCTTTTTATAAAAATTCAATACCGGGTGCGGAGGTATCTCCCTGTATCTCGGACGGATGGTCTTATCCTCATGAATATCCGTAAAAGATGTATTCCACCCTATAAAAAACAATCCCCTGATCTTTTCCGGGGACGGAGGAACTGCATTTTCCCCTTCCTTTACTTTCTGGGTAGAAAGATAATCGTCCCCTGCATAGTTAAGGAAATTGACTGTATAATAAATGCTTTCGCTCTTATAGGTCGGACGGACTGTCATGTCCTCCATCACTTTTGTGATATCCACATTCCATCCGTTAAACACCATGCCCTCTATTACTTCCGGCTGTGGTGCAAGGTCTGTGGCATCACCGCCTGCTTCCACATCACAGGTGCCGAGCAGGTCAGTCCCTGCATAATTTAAAAATCTTACGGTGTAATAAACCACCCCGTCTACAGTTTTTGACACTGTCTGCACCTCCTAACTTATTCCAAGATTTCTCATGGATGCCTGACCATTGGAATACTGTATCTGTGACACAAGTGTCGTGATCACCCTTCCGTCCAGCATGATCGGCTGGTTAAGTTTTACCGTACCGTTCTGCCCGTAAGAAGCATTTCCTCCGACAGTGGCATTCAGGCTTGCATCCATATCCGGCACCATATTTTCAAGATTCATGGTATCCGTCAGTTTCTCGATTTCCTTTGTTACAAGTCCCCTGCTCTTTTCTATTCCTTCAGCCAGTCCGCCCATGAAATCCGGCATCCATGACTCATAATCAGTAAGTGGTCCTTCATCCGGCACGGAGAAATGCAGATAAGACTTTATCGTCTCTGCCACATTGGATACGGCATCCTTAACCTTGCCGATGCACTTTTTGATGCCGTTTACGATTCCGTCAATAATGTCTGTTCCCCACTTGACCGCAGACTGTGCAAGTCCCGTGATAAAAGAAACTGCTGTGCCAAATCCTGTTTTTATCGTTGTAACAATATTTCCTATGGTTGTCTTTATGCCGGTCCACATCGCAGTAAAGGCACCGGAAACCGCCGTCTTTATTCCATTCACCACCGTGGTCACGATTGTCTTTATCGTATTCCATGCTGTCGTAATAAAAGTCTGGATTGCTGTCACAACCGTGGTTATCACGGTCTTGATTGCATTCCACACGGTTGTCACCACAAGTTTGACTGCATTAAATACTGTCGTGATCACTGTTTTGTAGATGGTAAAATAGGTCACAATCACTGTCTTTATCACTTCAAGCACCGTGGTGAACACAAGTTTTATGCCGTCCCATATGGTTGTGAAAAATGACTTGATTGCCCCAAACACGGTTGCTGCCGTAGTCTTTATTGCTTCCCATGCTGTCGAGAGGAATGATTTTATTGCATTCCATACTGTAACAGCAACCTGTTTCACATTCTCCCAAAGGTCAATCCAGAACTGACGGAAACCGTCACAGTTATTCCAGAGATAAATAAAGGTAGCCACAAGTGCTGCTATGGCTGCAATAATAAGAACGATAGGATTTGCAAGCATTGTCGTATTCAGTGCTGCAAATGCCCCCTTAACTGTATTGATGACTCCGGCAATCTTTGGAACAATGGTCATGATCGTTCCAACAGCTGAGATGACTTTTCCGACAATGATAAGAACCGGGGCAAGGGCAGCCACGATAAGTGCAATTGTGACAATCGTTTTCTTTGTCCCGTCATCCAGTCCGTTTAATACATCAACAAATGACTGTACCCATCCAACAATCTGTTTTATGGCAGGCATCAGAAGTTCTCCGAATGAAATGGCAAGTCCCTCTAATGCGGATTTCAATATGGTGATCTGTCCCTGCAGGTTATCAAGCTGTGTATCTGCCATCTGTCCGGCAGCACCCCCGCTGTCTGCAATAGACTGCTGAAGGTCATCCCATGTACTTCCCGTATTGGCAAGCAGTGCGTTCACGGATGACAGGTCGGTTTTATTAAATATCCTGCCGATGATATTTGATTTCTCGGCAGAGGTCATTCCATCCATTCCTGAATTCAGGTCACCCAGAATATCATTCATGCTCCTCATGTTTCCTTCGGAATCATAAACCTGCAGTCCCAGTTCTTCCATCGCAATGGCAGCCTTATCCGTAGGATTCTGCAAAGACAGGATGATGTTTCTTAGGTGCGTACCACCCTCTGCACCCTTGATACCATTATTGGCAAGGATGCCGAGTGCCGTATTAAGCTCTGCCGTACCACCCTTGATGGATTTGGCTGTTGCACCGATGGTAAGGATACCTTCCCCTAACTGTGCCACGGATGTATTCGTAGTAGATGCCGTCTTTGCCATCTGGTCTACCATCTTTCCTGCCTCATCAACTCCCATCCCAAGAGCTGACATCGCATCCGTTACCATATCAGAAGCATCGGCAAGTGCAATATCTCCGGCTGCTGCAAGATTGAGTACAGTCGGCAGAGTATCGCACATCTGCTCCGTGTCATATCCAGCAAGTGCGAGATAGTTTAATGCTTCTGCACACTCACTTGCAGAAAATGCCGTCTCTGCGCCCATCTTCTTTGCCAGTTTGGAAAGGGTGTCCATCGTATTAACAGACTGCCCGTCAACCGTTGACATGGAATCTTTCGTGATTCCCATCGTAGCCTGTACCTGTGACATGGAGGATTCAAAGTTTGCTGCCGTTGTAACAGCCGCCGTGCCAAGTCCCGCTACTGCCCCTGTCACGGGAAGAAGTTTCTGTCCGGCAGACGATATGTTGTTACCGACCGTTTTTAACTTTTCCCCGGATGCAGCTATCTTCTGAACTGCCGTTGCCGACTGGTTCGCCTGTGTTTCCAGATTTTTTAAGTCCTGCTCCGTTTCTACGATTTCCCTCTGCAATGCATCGTACTGCTCTTTGGAGATTTCACCATTGGCAAGCACCGTGTTTGCCTGTTCCGCTGCCGTCTTTAAGGTTGCCAGTTTTTCTTTTGTCTCACTAACAGCCTCTGAAAGCAGCTTGTGTTTCTGTGCAATCAGCTCTGTGTTGCCCGGATCCAGTTTCAGCAGTTTGTTTACATCCTTCAGCTGTGATTGGGTGGATTTTATCTGTCCGTTCACACCCTTAAGGGCATTCTGCAATTTGGTTGTATCACCACCGATTTCTACGGTAATTCCCTGAATACGGCTTGCCATGAATTCTCACCTCCTAAAAATGGGTATAAAAAAAGGAGCATTTCTGCTCCGTAACAAAAGAAAAACACCTGCCATTTCTGACAGATGTTTCTATGTAAATTATTAATTTTCACTCCGACAAACTTGAAGTTATATATCTCCTTTTAGGCGCACTAAAGATTTTTTTGTTTCAAATCCGTCTGGATATCTCATCTTTAATTTATCAATATTTGCTTGAAAAATATCTTCAAGAGATATATCTAGTGCTGTCGCAGCTTCTGCCAAATACCAAGCTACATCTCCGAGTTCCTTTGCCAAATGTTCCTTGTCCAATTCATGTCCTTGAGCCATCCATTTTTTTACTATATCAATGGCTTCTCCTGATTCACCACATAAGCCCATTACACTATTTATTAATACATCTCTTTTACTTAGTTCAGGATTTAAAGTAGTCATTGCCAATTCCTGATATTCATTAATGTTCATTCTAATTTCCTCCATAATGTGCAAATTCCGATTTGTAGCTGAGAATGTTTCAACCACTTTCCGTATTATATCAGAAAATGGCTGTTTTCTCAATCTAGAACCTGTCGAAATCTTCCTGTGTTGCAACTTCTGGATACTTGTAATCATCATTACTGCTCTCGGCATACATATCATTAACCATCCCTATTGTCAGAAGGTCAAGGTCTCGGATAGACAACCCTATCTGCACACATCTTAGAAGAAATAAGGGTGTTGTCATCTGACGCTCTGTCGGGCGAAGTTTTTTTTAGCTTCAACATCCGTTTTCACATTCAATCCCCATAACTCAATAAGTTGTGGAAGAATCTGATAAATAGAAAATGTATTAAACTCATCAAGCCATTCTTCTGGTGTATCGGGAATGCCCAGGTCTGCGTGTTTTGCCATAACATATGCAATATTCTCAAACATCTCAAGTGAAAACATATCCAGGCTTGAACTCTCCTCTTTATCTTTTCCTACAGCCTTCTCCAAGGCACTCAGGTCTTTATAAATATCCCTTCCAAACTTAATACGATAAATTCGTGGGATTGCAGCAGATGCCTTGAATGGCACCTGCTTTCCATCAATTTCAAGATTTTTTATAAGGCTCATGATACGACCTCCTTAGAACTGTTCTTTGCTGATGATACCTTTGTACTGTCGGACTGGCCTGATGCATCAGATACTGCTTTCGGAAGATATACTGTTTTATACCAGCCATCATAAGCAGCCGCCGATGTGCTGTCAGATGTACGTGCTTTTACATAGCCCCCATCAAGAGGTGATGCCGTAATCGACAGGGTTTCTGTCTTGACCTCAATCTCATCTTCCTTTGTTGCTGATTCAATGGTAGGTCTTGCTGCCGTGCAATTATAAAGCACATGACGGATTTTATTGATGTCACCATCAAATTCAAACAACAGTGCAAATTTACCTGTTTCCACGGTCGCATCTTCAACAAGCACATTATTGGCATCGAGGGATTCCTTCAGTACATCGGTACGAAACGACTCCGGCACCAGAGCAAGTTCAAGGTCACCTTCATAGCCCTGATTGTTATTGATCGTGTAATATGCATATCCGTCTGCATAGAATACACTTGGCTCTCCGTTTGGATCAAGCGAAATGGATACCGCACCGGGCATCGGCACGGGTGTACCATATGTCACCTCGCCATCATCACTTTTTGTAAGCAGTGCATAATGCACATTTCGGATATTAAACTTGACTTTATTCTTTTTATTAGCCATTTCTATACCTCCATCTGATAAAGCACCTCATACAGATTTTCAGATTCAATCCATACTTCGCTTTTGACATAAAAAATGCCATGCCTATCCAGCACAGCCTCTACAGTTTCTTCAAGCTCCACATCTTTCTTATCTGTATAGAGCTCAATATTTAATCGATTCACTTTAAAATATACTTTTCCATCTGCTGCAAAGTGATTACTTCCCGGATATAAGAACGCTAAAAAAGGAGGATCCGGTGACTCTCCCTCTACGAAATGATCATATGCATACGGAAGATTCATCTCCGCAAGCATTGTCATTACTTCCTGATGTGTCATTCCCGTAATCCCCTTTCAATTTTCTGCTGTAACATTGTCGCTCCATGTTCTTCTGCCAGTGCTATATGTGGGATTGCGGCAACTCTACCTCCTCCACGTTTCGCATGACCATGTTCCAAAAGATGCGCAATCTGATACCTGTTCTTGGAATGAACTGTCATTGTAAGAGAATTACTGGTCTCCTTCGTTTTCTTGGTAGCCCAACTCTTTTTATAAGCACCTATCCTCTTTGGAGCATTTGCAGATATTTCTTTTTTAACTTCCTTGCTAACATCCTTCACACTTTGCTTTACCATATCGCTCTGTGCATCGGCATATTCCGTAAGGCCCTGCATAATAACATTTGCGAGCTGATCAACACTTACTGTATTTTGCCATACCATCACCTCTTTACCAGGCTCGCGCGGAGCTTCAATGTCTTGTTTTTGTACTGCACGTTATCAACAAATGAAATATTGTAAAGCTGGCCATGAAATACAATGCGGAAGTGTTCACTATCAATCGCAGCCGCCTCACTACAATAACGGATTAGAAAATATAAATCTGTCTGTGCATTTACCTGTGCTGCTGCCCAGTATTCTTTTCCAGAAAGATTATTTGCGTATGCAGAACAAGAATAATAATCATCCCAAACAAGAACATGATTTCCATCCTTATCTGTTACAGCCTTACTTTTTTGAATTGTGATACGTTCCCGCATTGTCTCAATCATCAAAAGACCTCCTTACGGATTGGAAAAAGCAGATACTTCACCGTTTCAGTCAGGTTCTTGTGATCCGCTTCTTCCCTGTGTTCATACAGGTACGCAATCGTAAAGAGCTCTGCAATTTCGACAATCTCCTTATACGGGAGCAGCTCCTCATCATTTAAGCGCGTCACCTCTCTTACCAAGGTTTCTGCCGAAACGATGAGACCGCTAATCAGTGCATCATCATCTGAGGAATCTACTCTCAGATAACTTTTTGCTGTGTCTAACGTAACCTGCATTTATCCTACCTCCTGGTCTTATTTTGCAGACGCCTTTACATCAAGTGTCTTTACCGCCTCAGAAAGAATCAACTTACCATCGACTCTCTCGGATGCTAAAAATCCCACCTGACCGGTTGTTGCAAAGAGCTCATTTAATCTCTTAAAGCTGCGTCCCTGGCGATCTGCAATCCAGTAATAAGAGTAATCACCAAAGGCCATAACTCTATTTCCGGCAGCGAGTTCTGGAACATAAATGGATGTCCGATAAGGACGATTCAAAATTCTATCCGGCTCTCCCTCTCTTACAGAAGGCTGCCAGATATAATTTCCATTTCCATCCTTGAGCTTACGAATTGCCTTTACTGTAGAATCATTAAGCAGCCAAGTTGCCTTATTTCGATAAGGTGCGCGAAGGCTATAATAAAGATCCATCACATCATCAAAGGTAATACTTGTGGTAGCTGCTGTCACACCAATGTCCGCACCACCGGTCTTATTGAAAATACCAATCGGCTTTCCGGTACCATCACCAATGAAGAAGGCTTCCTCTTCCTTTGTTCCAATACGACGTCCAAACTCCTTAGAGATGTACTGCTCAATATTGAATACGGAATCATTAAGAAGCTCATCTGATACCTTGATCATAGTAGCGAGCTTGTGTGCTCCAATGGAAGTCTGTCCAAAGCTATCATCGCTTTCTGGGAACTGACCGCCTTCATCAATCCATGCTGCTTCTCCCTTGGAAGTAACAATCGGAATCTTACGATCTCCAGATGATGTTTTGATGACAGTTGCGAGGCTTCTGAAGAACACTTCGTCCTCCAGGGCTTCCACTAACTTCTTTTCATACTCGTCCGGAACCAGATACCCACCCTCAGAATCCGTACCAATGGAAAGAGCGTTCTGGATTTCATAAGAATTCTTGTTTCTCATGCTATTCCAAAACGCTCTCTTATACTCGTCTGTAGCTCTACCGGTCCTTGTTTCACCTCCCAGCAGGGTGTTTGGCTTATTTGTAATTGGTGTACTTGTTGCTTTTGTAAGCTCTGCATCAATCACTGCCTGACGTTCGAGTCGGTCAATCTCTTTTCCAAGATCAACAACCTCTGCTTCCATCTTGTCATAAGTTGCCGCATCCTCCGCAGACATCAACCCATTGGATCCCTGCTTGGAATCTAAAAATGCCTTTGCTGCCTCCCATGCTTTTGCTCTCTTTTCCTTTAATTCTAATACTTTACTCATTATGAAATCCTCCTATCGTTTTAAGAGATCAAGTCTCTTTCTTAACTGGTCTACAGGTACTGTTTCCGGTGCCTTATCTGTCACCTTATTCAAAAAGGAATCTGCAACCGATTTTCTGGAATAGGCATAGGCATTCTGGAATGGGAACTTCTTCTTTTTCTCATCCTCGTCGCCTTCACCATCTTCCCCTGGTTCTTTTCCTTCTTCTTTCTCATCCGGATCCTCATCTTCTTCCGGCTTTTTCTTAGGCTTTTCTTCTGCGGCAAATAATACTTTGTCAGCAAATCCAAGCTCTACAGCTTTCTTGGCATTAAACCAAGTCTCGTCATCCATCATCTTTGACAGCTTGTTTCTGGAAAGACCGGTCTTATCCACATAAGCATTTAAGATGGATTCCTTCACCTCATTTAACATTGCAATGGCGGCTTCCATATCTTTGGTGTTTCCCATTGCAAGTGTCGCCGGGTTGTGAATCATCATCATTGCTACTGGACTGACAAGTACGGTATCTCCTGCCACAGCAATAACCGACGCTGCAGATGCTGCTAAACCGTCAATCTTAACTGTCACATGCCCCTTATAATCACGAAGCATGTTGTAAATCTGAGCTGCTGCAAATACATCTCCTCCTGGAGAGTTAATCCAAACAGTAATATCACCGCTGTCTGCATTCAGCTCATCCTTAAAAAGCTGTGGAGTCACTTCATCGCCATACCAGGTCTCATCTGAAATTTCTCCATTTAAAAAGAGCGTCCTCGTTGCTTCGAGTTCGCCCTCATTCTTTACCCAGTTCCAAAACTTACGTTTCATCGCTTACCTCTCTTTCTGTTATTTTCTAATGGTTTTTCTTCCGGCTCAGGTTCCGATTCTTCCTGCTGCGTCTGTCCAGCAAAAATACCAGCATCAGACAGCTTGCACATATTTCCGTTAATGAGGTATAGATTTCCACCTTCCTCATCAGATAAAGGATTTAAGTCCTCCATCTCCCTGATATCATTGGCAGATAACCACCCGTTCTGTCTGCCAATGGAATAACCATTCATTCGTGACTGATAATCACCTCGAAGCAGGCCATCCACATTTAACTTAATGAAATACTTTCCCTTTTCCCCTGGAAGAAGAAGAGCCTTTTGTAAGCTCTGCTCCCATCTGATTACCCAAGGATCCAGGGTGTACTTTACAAACTCTAGCGACTGCTGCTCAATATTGGAAAAGCTCGACTTCTCCAAATCTCCAACCATATGAGGTGGAATACGATAGAGCCTTGCTATTTCATTGATCTGAAATTTCCTGGTTTCCAAAAACTGTGCTTCTTCCGGTGGAATACCAATCTGCTGGTATTTCATTCCTTCTTCCAAAACAGCAATCTTATGCGCATTATTGGTTCCCCTATACACTGCGTTCCAGGATTCCCTCACCTTTGACGGATCCTTTAATACCCCAGGGTGTTCCAGCACGCCGCCAGGATTGGCCCCATTCGCAAAGAAGGAGGCTCCGTATTCCTCACAGGCAAGTGTCATGCCCACAGCGTTTTTTGCCATTGCAATCGGTGAATATCCAATCAGACCATCAAAACCAAGTCCCGGAATATGCAGTACATCTTCCTTTTTCAGTTTGATGTCACCATACTGTTTGAAGTTTGGATTCTCCTCTGTATTTCTGGAATACACGTAGTAGATTTCACCCTTCTCATCACGCTGCACATCCACCTTGTTTGGAAGCAGCGGGTAAAGAGCAAGCACCCTACCAGCTCCATCTCTAATGATCTGCGCATAGGCATTTCCCCAAATTAAAAGATGACTCATTAGCGTTTCTCTAAACACAAATGAAGTCATCTCCGGATTGGGCTCATCATGAAGCACCTGGTATAGGTTGTGGTCATAAACCATCTCTTTACCGCCACCTTCTTTGTACTGGTAGACGTGAATCGGAAGTGATGCGACAGCTTCCGACAAAATTCGCACGCAAGCATACACTGCTGTGGTCTGCATTGCAGTCGTTTCATTCACCGGCTTACCGCTGGTTGTCCTTCCAAACAGGAAGGAATAACCGGCATCTGCGGCCTTGTCCTGGGGCTTATCTCTCGCCTGACCAAAACCAAATAAACTCTTAATTCCCATAGGGCACCTCCTAATTCTTTACATGAAAAAAGCACCTACCGAAGTAAGTGCTCCTTATAACTATTTGGCTATATATTGTTTCATCTCATTATATCTTCCAATTAATAAATCCGTTGTCTCTTTTCTTTCAAAAGTCTTTCTGTCATCAAAATCAATCTCAGGTTGTGCCACAATAAACTCGACAATCTTTGCAAAAATCACTGTAGCCTGATCTTCATTTGACAGAACATCCAATATTTTCTTACAATAAGTTTCCATCTTATTTTCATTAAATCTTGGAACTTTTTTGCCAGACACATACATTCTAAACAACATCATCGCATGATATCTGGACTTATTGTATTTCTTATCAATCACTTTATTTGTAATCAATTTTTCTATTTTATATTGTGTCAAGGAACTCGTATAATAAATCCATTTTTGATCAGTAGGATTAAATATCTTATCTCCAACTTTTTTTACAATAGCGCCATAATTACCTGAAACTCCATGTGGATTGTTTAGAAACATTGCGGTTACTGATTTTATCTGTTGTGGAATATTAATGATTCTTGTTTTTGGAATGGATTCCAAACGATATTGACCTGTTCGTCTTTCATAATACAATCTATCTTCTTCTGGAAAAGTACTATAAAATGTTTCCAATCCTTTTTGAAATTCAGATAACGCCTCAAGCTGTTCAGGCTTTATAGATGTCTGACTATTTGTTGCCTTTGTTATCCTATTTTTAGTTGTGTCATCTGTTGTCTCAATGACCTTAATAGGTATCAACAAATCATCTATCCATTCTATATTCCTATTGTCATACAAAACGTGACTTGTCTGGCACCCATTTACAATTTGATAATCTGTTAAAACTGTGGTGGTTCCTGTCATTGTTAGCTTATCTGCAATGATAGTTATTCCATTATTAAGCATACAAAATGAATTAACATCTTTTGTCTTTAATGTGTCCATTATTGCTTTATTAACCGGATTTGTATCACCTAAAAAGTCACGAATGTTATCATCAAAAACAGGTTTAAGCGCATCGGCCTCGCCTATTATAATTTTTCGATATTCGCTGAACGGGATAACCCCACTATATCCAATACTTTTATTATCTTCATCACTAAACATAACAATATTTTTTTCAAATTTGAATTTAGCAGACATAACATTCTTTGTATTTCGATACATTGTCTGTATTTCTGCTGCTCCACAAGGAGTAAATCTCACTTCTGAAAAAATATTAAGATCCATTAATTCTTTCACATTTCGATCTTTCACCTTTGTTAATGTTTTGTCGCCAGTCCATTTTCCTGTTGTTACATAATACATGGACAGCTTTGGATTAGCTTCTGTCATATACTCCGCATGATTATAAATGTATTCCTTCATTTCAAAAAAATCTTTAACCTCTTGCGTTGTAAATTCCGAAGCATCATCACCGAAAAATGATTTTGTGAACTCAAAAAAATTCAACATTAAAGTATTATCAAACGATGAAGAAGTCTTTGCTTGAATAAACACAAAATTCACATCCAACATTCGAGAATTTTGTATCTGAAACTCAATCTCTGATACCGACGTAACCAGTTTATGATTAACAATAATCCCAATACCATCGATTCCTTGCGCATTTTTTCCTGTTGAAAATTCTTCTAACTTTATATCAACAATCCCATTTTCTCTATTTACGCAACAAAAATTGCAAAAGTGTTCAAATGCTTTATCTTCTTCTTTCCCATCTATTTCATATGAGTTGCAAAACTCACCTAAAAACTTTTTTGTTATCTGGTCCACTCTAATACCTCCTATAACTAAGTCAGTATTATCATAGCAAAAAACATGACTATTTTCAACAAAATGCACATTATCACCTCCTCCTGTTATAATATGATTATTCCCCTATTATCATACACACTTTCACAATTTCCCTGATTTCTCACAGCTCTATCAACCGCCATAATCGCAGCCACGATACCGTCAATTTTCTCCGGCGATTTGGCCTTTGTAACCTTGATGTTCTCTGCTGCGTCCTGCTCTACTACTACATTTCCACTCATCCAACGAAGCACTGGATTTCCTCCATGCACTATGCGAGCTTCCATGAGAAGTTTATAAAATTCCTTAGTGGCCGGACTCATATCCTTGTAGCCATGTCCAAATGGAACCATTGTAAATCCATCATCCATCAGGTGCTGGGTAAGCATGGTGGCGTTCCATCTATCCACCGCGATCTCCAAAATGTGATACTTGATTCCCAGGTCCTCGATGAACTTTTCAATAAAATCATAATTGACCACGTTACCTTCCGTAGCCATGAGATACCCTTGCGCGCGCCATACATCGTATGGAACTGATGCTCGCCTTACCCTGATTGAAATGGTATCCTCCGGGATCCAGAAGAACGGTAAAAGAATATATTTTTCTTCTTCCGTCCTAGGTGGAAATACAAGCACCAAAGCTGTGATATCTCCTGTACTAGAAAGGTCCAATCCTCCGTAGCACTCTCTCCCAAGAAGGCTATCCATATCAATGGGTTCATTTCCCTGATCGTATATCTGCTCCGGAATAAACCTGGTAAGACTGGACACCCACATGTTAAGACGAAGCTGCTTAAACACGTTCTCCTCTGCTGGATTTTGAAGAGCCTCCTTATAGGCATCTCGCACTCTGTCAATCTGAATGGTCTGTCCCAGGGAGGGATTTGCTTTGTACCAGTTTGCTTCATCATGCCAATCGTCATCATCGGTAAGGCCAAATACCACAGGATAGAAGGTTGGATCAATCTTTCTTCCCTCCAGAATATCCTTGGCCTTGGTGTGAAGTTCATAGCAAATACTCTCCTTCTCTGTACCCGCTGTAGTGATTAAGAAGAACAATGGCTGCTCTCTTGCGTCACCGGAGCCTTTGGTCAGGACATCGTATAAGGTTCTGGTTTTCTGCGCATGCACCTCATCCAGCACAAGGCCTGAAACATTAAGACCATGCTTGGTGCCAACTTCTGCAGATAGTACCTGGAAAAATCCCTGGTTGGAATAATTCACAATACGCTTACCAGCACTCATGATTTTGCTTCGTTTCATAAGCGCCGGTGTCATCTTCACCATCTGATTGGCTACATCGAATACAATGGAAGCCTGTCCACGATCCGCGGCTGCGCCATATACCTCGGCGCTTGGTTCATTGTCTGCATAAAGCAAATAAAGAGCGACTGCCGCAGCAAGTTCACTCTTTCCATTCTTCTTTCCAATCTCTATGAAAGCGGTACGGAACTGCCTACAATTATCCTCACCCACGATACCGAAAATATCGCGAATGATCTGCTCCTGCCAGGGAAGCAGCCAGAACCTTTTTCCGGCCCACTTGCCCTTTGTATGGCGCAGGTTTTCAATGAACTTCACAGCTCTATCAGCCTTGCCCTCATCGTAATGAGAAGTCGGCAGCATAAACTTTGTGGGCTGATAGTCCGTAAGCCTCGGATAATCCTTTGGCCTAGTTTCAGCCATCAGCCATTACCCTCAAGCAGTAAAAACTCCATCTCGTCCACGCTGCCTTCCTGGACTTCACCTGCTATCATTCTGCTTCTAAAAGATGGCGTCAGGCCAAACTCACTGCAAAACTTAAGCATTACCTTCAAGTTGGTCTGTGCGATAGATACCTGCGGTACCTGCTGCCAATAACCACTTGGAGTTTTTACAATTGTTCCATGTTTCTCTATGAATTCCTCGGCTTCCTTCCATCTTGCATAGGACTGACAATAACCTGCAAAGGCTGCCATATCCATTTCTGTAAGGGTACCCAGGTTCACCATTTTATCTGCAAGCCTGTCCCATTCCTCTTTCGCTTCATCGTTTAGCCAAGAAGGACACTCTGGTGCTTTCTTTTCCGGAACCGGCTCATACATATTAAGCGGTCTCTTTCCTGGATTTCCCTCCAGGACCTTCACCGCAGTAGGCTTTGGTTTTCTACCTCTCGTTGCCATTTCAAATCTCTCCTTTCAGTGCAAAGTAAAAGGGCCCCGGTTAAGGAGCCCTATGTAAATTCGTAGGTTGTTTTTAGTTGTATTCGTTTAACAAAATGCTATAAGCAATGTTTGTTTCCTCATCCGCAGGCTCAATGTCCCAGCCCCTATCGTAGTTGGCTTTCCACTCTCCGTCGATCTTGATGGAAAGTTTGCTAATCTTGCCTCCGTTGATTCCGTAATACTCGCTTGGTTCCTCGAAGGCTTTCACCCAGTAGTGGGCCACCTTCATTCCTCCGTCCTTTACCGGAATTCCAATTGTTCCCTCGTGCCATCCGTTTGCCATTGTTGTATCCTCCTTTTCTTTTGGTAGGTACATATTCGCTCTAAACCAAGGATATATCCAGTCAATTCTGCATCATAAACCTACCAAAGATGTGCAAGAAATACAGTGATAAATTGTGTATATTGCAACGAGCAAGCAGGCCCTGCGGCCCGCCTCCCGGAATTGTCTTTCTTAGTTTATTGTCATCTTAAATGCTGGAATTTTCTTCTTTTCTCCAGTCTGCCAATCATCGTAGCGGCTGTTGATTTCTACCAAGCCTTCTAGGTGGCATCCTCTTTTTTCAAGTTCTGCGATTGTTTCAATCAGGCTTGAAAATGTAGAGCTGATAGTGAATTCGAAAATTTCAAACCTTTTCATATTCTCCAAAATCTCATCAATGTCATGGTCCCAAATGACCTCACTGAAATCTGGTAGGTCGTTTCCTGCGTCAACGCTTGTAAAGTATGCGGCTCCAAAAGTTGCGTTCACATTAATGTCTCTGTACTTAATTCCTGCTTCTGCTGCTTTGTCTAAAACTTCAATTCTTCTCATGGCTTGTAGCCTCCTTTTCTTTTGGTAGGTACATATTCGCTCTTATCATTACATTTATCCAGTTAATTCTTACCATAAATGTACCAAAGATACCGGCGGCACATTGTGCATATTATTCTATGATTTTTCTGCAAGAATCCTCGCCATAAGCAACTCCCAAGCTGCTGCCGCAGTCCCAGGAAACATGAATGGTGCCAATGTCGTCCACTCCAGTAACGGTTCCTTTACTTCCTGCTGGAATGTGGCGGAACGGATCGTTCATCTCAATAAGCTCCACCCTGGTTCCCTTCGGATATTCCTTCTTCAATCTTTCTACAATGTGCTCTGGTATTCCAAACATACTAATCATCCTTTCCATGCGCTATCTCCGGTCAAATTTTCAAGCATCACCTTTCTACAGGTTTTGAACTCGTCCCCATTCAGACCAAGCCTTATGAGGAAACATCGGAATGCGTACTTCACATTTTCTATTCTGGTCTTTTTCATGACCGCTTTTTTATGTATCATTGCCTGCTTGCAAAGGGCCAGGGTAAATTGCAGGTAAGCCTGCACCCGGTCCGGCTCCAAAGTGGAATTAAATAATCGAAACTCCACAGTTCCATTCGAAAACAGAGCATGTAAATTAAGTCCATGATATCTGGTACTATGATATTTTCCTTCGGAAGTTTCATAAGGTGATTCCAGATACCAGACCTTTTTAAGCTCTGCAAGACTCTCCGGCTTCTTTTCCAAAATCAAATCCACCAAATCATCATTGATGCGCTTGCAATATTTCATTCGATCCTTCGGTATAGAAAGGGCCTTATATAAAAGCAGCTCTCTACTACCAATCAAGGTCACCAGGTTTACTATCGCCTGGGGAGTGAAGTTCTTCCCATCCACATGAATATGAAGCCCGCAGCTGCGATTCACTCTGGCTCCGAGTTGTTGCATATTTTGCAACAACTGCTTTAGGCACTCCAAATCTTCATACTGCAGAATCGGTGTCACCAACTCACATTGTTCTTCCTCAGCAAATGCTTCAATACTGGCATCCCTGACCACCCGCCATATCCGGTGCTTCTCATCTGCAATATCTCTTTCCTTAAGCTCACCGCCTTCATAGAAAAATCCGGTTCCAAAGAAGTCGGCCACTATGGTCGCAGCCGCCTCTCTGGTAATCCCTATGAATTCAATTTCTATTCCAAACTTAAGCCTCTTCATCGGCATTTGCCTTCTTGGTCAGGTACTTCTGCTTGTGGGCTTCCTTCTGTTCTTCCGTTCTAAAAGCGCTGTGGCCGCTTAGGTGGGAAAGTAAGAGCTTTCTGGTTGTCTTATACTCTGTACCGTCTAGGCCCAGACGTACCAGCCAAATACGGAAGGTGTACTTTTCGTTATCAACCGGTGTTTTCTTCACGCGGATGTATTTGCTTTCCAAGGCAAGTATGTTGATTTTTCCTGCCAGGGTGGTAAAAGCGGTAACCAGGTCACTATCATCAGTTAATGGAAATCCGGTAAAGGTAATCTTGTCTGCTTCAAACTTGATTCCCTTTGTCATGTTGTCGCTTCCACATTCTTCCCAAAGGCTTATGAATTCCTCGGTTGTCTGTGGCGGTTCCTCCATGATGACTTCCATGAAGCGCTCGTTCACTTCAAAGGCTCTTGGTGCGTTGATGGCCTTGTTGATCAGCTCCGCTTTCGTGTAAAAAATGGAAATCAGGTTAATCAGGCTAAGTCCTGTGTGGCCTTCCATCGGAAGCGAAATCTCAAGCACCTCCCTGTCCTCATCCCAAGCTCCGTCGATCAGGCACTTTGATGTGAGTGTAAGAAGAAGCTCCATTCTTGTTTCTATGTTCTCCACCACCAGGGTTCCGTCTCGAAGAACCGCCAAATCCTCATTCTTGTATGCGAAGGTTGGTGGTCCCTGGTACTTCATCTTTTCTCCTGTTGTCTCCTCAATTGCTGCAATCAGCTTTTTTCTGTCTGCTACTAAACACATAATTTCCATGCTGTGTTCCTCCTTTTCTTTTGGTAGTACATATATCACTCTACCGGCAAAAAATAGCAAGTTAATTCTGTGTATTATCTGAGGTTTTTTCAGGCTTTCCAGGCACTTCAGAATATGGAATTTTCACTCCATCACGAACCACGAAAACACCATCCTCGGAGCCGGTCTGCTCAATATATCTGCGAACAATCACATCCACAAATTTCTCATCCAGCTCAATGCCATAGCAGATACGATTGGTCTGCTCGGAAGCAATCAGTGTGGATCCTGAACCTAAAAATGGATCAAGCACAATGCAGTTGCTCATGCTGGAATTCTGGATTGGATATGCCATAAGAGCTACCGGCTTCATCGTAGGATGATCCTTACTGGCCTTTGGTCTATCGTATTCCCATATAGTTGTCTGCTTTCTGTCTGAATACCAGTTATGCTTGCCACCCTTCTTCCAACCATAGAGACAAGGCTCATGCTGCCACTGGTATGGGCTGCGTCCAAGAACCAGCGCGTTCTTCTTCCAGATGCAACATCCGGAAAGATAGAAGCCTGCTGCTACAAATGCCTTACGGAAGTTCAGTCCCTCAGTGTCAGCATGGAAAACATAAATGGAAGCGTCCTGCTCCATCGACTGTTCCATATTTACAAACGCTGCAAAGAGAAAATTATAAAAATCCTCATCAGCCATATTGTCATTTTTGATTTTTCCGGCGGTCTCCTCGACATTGACATTGTATGGTGGATCCGTCAGAACCATATTTGCTTTCTGGCCATTCATCAAAACATCATAAGTCTCAGGCAGTGTGCTATCTCCGCAACAAACTCTGTGTCTGCCAAGAAGCCACACATCACCAAGTTTAGCAATCGCGGGTTTGGAAAGCTCCTCCTCCATATCGAAGTCATCCTCTGTGATGTTCTTATCATGCACGCTGTTAAAAAGCTGCTCGATTTCCGGCGGATCAAAACCTGTAAATGCAACATCAAAGTCGCTTGACTGCAAATCCTTAATCAGGTCTGTTAACAGTTCCTTGTTCCATTCACCGGTGATTTTGTTAAGTGCAATGTTCAGTGCTTTTTCCTTGGTCTTATCAATATCGATAACAATACAATCAATGTCCTTATAACCAAGGTCTGAAAGAACCGTCACTCTCTGGTGTCCACCGATGATTGTCATATCTGTATTTACAATAACCGGTTCCACATATCCAAATTCAGTAATACTATTTTTGATTTTCTCGTACTCTGCATCCCCAGGCTTTAGTGCCTTTCTGGGATTATAGGAAGCTGGCACCAGGTCAGCAATCTTCAATTTTTTAAATTCCATGTTGGTCTCCTTTACTTTTTTTGCATAATAAAAAGGCATCCAGGATTTCCTGAACACCTCACACATTCCAAAAACACATATTACGAAATTCGCTTTAGAATCAATTTCACTTCATCTTCCGACTTCTCCGCTTCCTGCTGCCTGCGTTTTATCTCAGCGGCACTCGGCTTCTCATCCGGATCCGTCCAAAAGCGATCTTTGACATAACAATCCCTGCCGCAGTATTTCCTGTTTGGATTACCGAAGGAGATAAATGTCCTATGGCAGTATGCGCATCTGCACTCGTAACGCTGCTTTTTGGATTGCGCATCCTTATCCGGATTTACTTTCCACCAGGCCCTTCTGCATTTTTCGCTACAAAAGAGCTTCACTCCCGAATGGGCATTACGGATCAGCGTCGCACCACAGTTCTTACAGTGGTTTGGCATTTCACGATGCAAATCATAATTCATCGTAACTAAAGCAGCGCTTCCCGCAAGGCCATGTGTCTTGCAGTAGTATCTGACATTCTCTTTTGTTACAGTTCCGATTTCATTTGCGATTGCCTGGTAGCCAAGACCTTTCAGTCTCAGTTCCACAACTTTCTCTTTTTCATCTGCTGTCATAGGTTTCTCCTTTCCGGCCAGGGCCATTTTATAAAATACCGGCGCACAGTTTACCCCGGAAATAAGCGATATTATCCGCAAACACTAAACCTTTACAGTGTATTCCCCGCGTACAACTCCACTTACCCCTTTACAATTTCGCGAAAATGCGCGTTTGAGGGGGCATCGGTCTTCAGGCTTTTAACCCGTAGAGATTTATACCGCCCCTCCCCTGTCACTCTTTCACCTTCACAGAAAGATAAATTCCCTAACCTACTAGAATTTATACGTTGGATTGTTATCCTCATTCCATGTCTTCTTATCATGACAAGGTTTACAAAGCGGCTGCCAATTACTCTCATCCCAGAACAGCTTCTGGTCACCACGATGCGGTACAATATGATCAACGACAGTGGCCTGGGTTAGTCTACCCACTTTCTTACACTCCACACACAATGGGTGACTGTGCAGGTATCTAACGCGAGCCTTCTGCCAATGCCTGTTGTACCCACGCTTGCTAGCGCTGTCTCTGTCGCTTTGGTGGACAGCTTTGTGCTTGTAACAATATGGTCCGCAACCATAAGGTACTAACTCAGAACACATAGGATGCTTGCAAGGTACGCTTGGTCTATAAGGCATACCATCACTCCTTCCCAACGCGAGGTGCGGTGAAAGGATAAAGCCCGCACCCACGCCAAAGAAAACAAAGAAAAAAGCCCGCTGGAACATCTCCAGTAGGCCTTTTACAATTCTTTGCAGTTTAATAATATCACAACTATTTTTGAAAAACATTACCGACTTTTTGAAAATGCTATCACAAGAGTTGCCTTCGGCAATAGCAATATCGGCAATAACACTAACTATCTAAAAGATTAAACGTTCTCTGCACATAAGTTTCAAGAAACAACGCTTGCTGATTATCAGAATTTTTATCTAATTTCGGCTTATGATTAATTATCAAAACTTTTCGGCTATACCTAAATTTAGCATTCATATCCAAGAATATTCTAGAAATTCGATTATCTTGTTTCTGTGATTTTTTACTTATTAAATCAAACGATATATCCGGATTCGGATAATTTGTTTTTCCTCCCACAATTCCAAAGAGTTTTCCATCTTCTCTCTCAAAGAATTTTATATAGGCAAAGAAGTGATATTTTTCATTGCCGTCCGAATCTAAGTATATTTTCTTCAAACCACTAAACGGCTTTTCTTCCGGAAGCTCTAGAGAAAACACTGACTCTATCCCTTCGCAGTCTTTTAGCTCTTTCAAAATATAGTCATATGTAAACAACTTAAATTTTAAAGCTAACCCATTAATAATAATATCAAAATAATCACTATCTTTTTCCATCTATTTTATCCTCGCAAATTTAATCATAATTTATTGTACCATTTATTTCAAAAATAAACATTGTAGAATTTTTGTTCACTCCAAAAAATTACAACTATAAAATCACATGATGAATTTCAGATAAATGTCAGAGACAAACAAAAAAGAACCCGCCACAATTTACTTGCAGCAGGTCAAAAATTAGCTTAGTAATATTCTAATCTGTTCTGATTCTCTTTTCTGGTATGTTCGGATGAGATTGTCTATTGCGGCTTTTCTTAGTTTTTGAAGTTTCGTAACACTGATAAACATCTCCTGTGAAACTTCCTCCCAAGTAAGACCTTTAAGCACCAGCTCCTGCATAACATACGCTAAATCCTCTGGAAGATTACAAATGGTATCTTCTAAGAAGGATATCTCGTTATCAAGAACAGCATATCTTTTTTGCATTGGCACAATCAGCTCTTCATTGATTCTCTCCAGCTTTTCCCGATACCCAAGAGCAATCCTGGCTGTTTTATCAGACAAATCACTACTTTGTACCCTTTCCCCATCTGGATGAGAGAAACTCATAGCACTGATCAGCTCGTCTGCTGAAAGGAACTCCTGAGCTTCCATCTGTTTCTTTAAGTGCTCGCGTTCTCTCACCATCTGGGGATATTCACTTATTATTTTTTCCACGTATCCTTTCATGAATCCTCTACTCCTTTCGTAAGATTCTTGCTTTTACTGCATTAAGCAACGCTTCCTGTGTCACATCTTTAGTTTCCAAAGCAAGTAAAACGTCTTCATCAATGGTTCCTTTGGTGATGATATGCTGTACCGTCACAGTCTCCTTCTGGCCTTGACGCCACAGTCTTGCATTGCACTGCTGGTAAAGCTCCAGACTCCAGGTAAGTCCAAACCATATAAGATGGCAGCCACCTTCCTGCAGGTTCAGTCCATGTCCGGCACTCGCTGGATGAATAATGGCAACCGGTATCTTTCCTTCATTCCATCTGGTAATATCTTCTGATTTATCAATGGGTACTGCACCAAACCGTTCTATCAGCCTATCCCAGTCATGCTTAAACCAATATGCAATCATGACCGGATTCCCATTTGCAGCTTCGATTAAATCTTCCAGCGCATCCAGTTTTCTATCATGAATCCACCTGACCTTACCGTTTTCATCATAAACAGCACCATTTGCCATCTGATGTAACTTATTGGAAAGTCCAACTGCAGATTGTGCATCAATGTCTCCATCTTCCAATGGTAAAATCAAATCCTCTCGCAGGCTGTCGTATAACTTCTGCTCTTTTTCACTCATTTCTACTTCCACATTCGATACAATAAGCTCTGGCATATTCAAATGATCCGTTGCTTTCATGCTGACACAAATATCTGATATTTTGTCATAAATAGCTGCCTCTGCTCCTTCTCTTGGTTTGTAGGAAAATATCACATCCCGATTTCTTTTATCCGGCATAAAATAGCGATCCCGGTAACCACCTATGAATCTTCCCAGCCTCTCGCCCATATCAAGTAAGTTTATCTGAGCCCACAAATCAATCAGTCCATTTGGCGTCGGCGTTCCGGTAAGTCCCACCACTCTTTTTACCGTTGGCCTGACCTTACGTAATGACTTAAAGCGTTTACTCTGATGACTCTTGAAGGAACTCAGCTCATCAATGACAACACAGTCAAAATGAAAATATCCATTTTCAATCAACCAGGTAACATTTTCTCTGTTGATGATATACACAAATGCCGGACGACAGAGTGCTTCTCGTCTTTCTTTTTCTGAGCCTACAACCACAGAATACGTCAGTCCCTTTAAGTGGTCCCACTTTACAATTTCCTTTGGCCAGGTATCCTTTGCTACTCGAAGCGGCGCTATGATAAGAACTCGTCCCACTTCAAAATAATCAAGCAGAAGCTGCCAAAGTGCTGTAAGTGTAATTATTGTCTTTCCAAGGCCCATTGATAAGAGTAATCCGCAGGCCGGATGTGAAATAATAAACCCTGTGGCATATTCTTGATAATCATGCGGCTTGTATGATTGCATCTAAAACCACCTCAACTTTCTCTTTTCTATCAATGCAGAAAACTAAAAATCCTAATGCTTCCAATTGGCTTTTTCTCTTTTCCTGTAAAAGTCTCATCTTTTTGCCTGGTGCCTTCAGCTCAATAAAAGCCATCTTTCCATTCGGCATTAACACCAACCGGTCCGGCACACCAGAAAGACCAGGACTTACAAACTTTAATGCCAGACCATTTCTTTTCTTCGCAGCCTTAACTAAAGCTGCCTCCACTTCTTTTTCTCTCATAAAACCTCCATTGCCGATTTCTATTTCCAAAGGCTCCAAAACTCTATATGCGTATATAGGGTATATACATGTACTATTGCGTATCCTTTTATTATTCATTTCCATTTCTTATATCAATGAGCAATATAAGCAATAGTATAGAAGAAAGCCTGATATTTACTTGTTTTCTCCCATTGCTATTTCTATTTCTATTGCTCATTTCTTGGCAACGAAACTGCCTAACGGCAATACTTTATTTTTTAGCAAAAAGGCAACTCCTCGTCGTCATCTGCTATTGCTGTTCTTACGTAGGCAATCTGTGAACCATAATCCTTAAAGGACAATTTTCCGGATTTATTCCCGTCATAACGCTTCCAGCCATCGAGCTTCGCCATAATTGCATTCAGTTCATAACTATCCTGCTTCCTGATATTTGCCGGTTCTCTTCCAAAACACTCTGCCCATATCTCCAGATTGCAGACCTTGTCCCTTGGCGCTACGCCCGCACGATTCTGCGTGGTAAACTCATCCCCAGCCAGATACATACGCTTTTCTGAAAGTGACAGCTTCGCCCAATCTGCCGGTAAGAGCTTGTCCAAATATTCACGCACAAGTCCTTCTCTATCATCATTTTCCAGCGCTTCCTGCTGTTTCTCCGCAGCCATTTCTGCGTCCGTTCCTTTCAGAATCAGCTCCTCACCCGCATTATATAAGGTCAGAGCTTCCGCCCAAATCTGCTCTAAAAGCATCTTATCCATATTCCAAGGATGCTTCTCACATTCTTCAGTTACCTGCACCGGCCAGAAACGTCTATTACCTGTAACATCACGAAGGAAGTGCTGACTATTAGAGGTTCCACAAATAACACACTGGCGTGGATGACTCTCTACCACAGTACCGTATGCCACACGAAACTTATCATCCTGGCGGGAAGCGAAACTCTTAACCGTCTCTACCTCCACCTTTTTAATACCGTTCATTTCGCCAATTTCCATAATCCAGAATCCCTGCAGCTTCTCAGCTCCGGTCTTATCTCTCATATCTGAAATGGTAAGTGAATCAGAAAACCAGACACCTCCGAGCTTTGCAAAGAACATACTCTTTCCAATTCCCTGCGGTCCTGAAAGCACTAAAACGGTGTCAAACTTAATGCCCGGCTCATATACACGTGCTACTGCGGCCACTAATGTTTTTCTGGTAACAGCACGCACGTAAGAACTATCCTCTGCACCTAAGTAGTCGATAAGCAGCGTCTCCAGGCGCTTCTTGCCATCCCACGCTGGTAATCCTTCCAGATATTCCTTAATCGGATGGAAGGACCTCTCTGCTGTAATCGTAAGCAGTGCGTTCTTTAATTTAGACGGACTGAAGATGTGATACACTCTATCAAGATAAGCTGTAAGCGATGCAAGATCTGCATCTGACCAACCCGGCTTTAACTGCTCCCAAGGCAGAAGCTCTGCATCCCGAATAGAAATACCACAAGAATGTTCATTATAGGCAATCTCATGCAAACGCTGATCATATCTAAGAATCGTCACAAAGTTTGTCAGCGATTCACTGATTCCACCATTCTTATCAAGCTCCAGCTTTGTCTGCCAATTCACATCGTTACCGTCATCAAAATCATCTGCTGCCTGCAGTTCTCTTTCCTTTGCAAGCTGCTGCTTCACCTTCTCATCCTTAATTGCAAAATCAACCATAGCTTTAAATGAAGGCATCTTAGACGGAGAAGTATCTGGTTTTGCTTTGTCATCCAGGGCACCATACTTATGAATCCTTATAACATCAAACGCATTCATAAGCTGACCGCAGGCCGGATCCGTCGCATGATGACTATACGCAAACTTGTCATCATAAATAACAACACCTGCACTACTGTCTGCCGGTATATAATCATATCTTCCCGCCATAGCTGACGGCTTATAAATATCCGGAATAAACGTATCAATGGCTTCCTCGATAGAATATGCTCTACAAAAAGCTCCAACCATTCCTTCCTTTTCTAACGGATCCGCCTGTTTTGCAATGGTACGCTTCACAATCTCCGACTGGCGTGAACTCATCGGCCACTCGCTTGTATCATGCCAATCCTTATAGCGAGCCAGGATATCATCCGGATTTAACATTGGACCATCCTGCGATTCAAAAAGGAACACTCCATCTGATGAAGTGGAAGGCCAATACATAAGTCTTGCAGCCTCATGACAGGTATCATCCACCATCTCCATCCCGATATCCTTTGCAACCATTCTGGATACCGGAGCATATTCTTCTGCAGACACTTCTCTGGAAAGTGGAATAATCAGTCTTACTCTTGGTGCCTCCGGTGTATGTTTATGGGTAGAATACATAAGACATTTAAAATCAAACAGCATTGTAACTGCATCCCACACTTCTGGCACCGCATGGTCCAGGTCAAGCGTCAACATAGAACGCCCATCAACAAAACCATTCTTACGTTTTCCCTGCTTTAATGCGCCTCCAACAAAGCCTCCGACATCCTTTGTATTGTCCTGTGCCGGCTTACTCATCTTTCGATATTCTGCAACTGTTTCTGTGGTACGAATCGTCTGGGAACACTTCTGCTTAAAATCGTCCCAGCTCATATCTTTATTCTTCCACGTCTTGTCCATTCGACTATTTCCGACTGCGATTCTCATTTGCTGCATCCTCCTTTGCAAGTTTTTTCTTTAAGCGGTTGATTCCTACTGTAGCTCCACCAAGATCTCCGGCTCTCATCTGGCCAATAATGGTACGATAGGTCTGCTGCGGAATCCGCGCCTTAATTGCATTTAATTCTCTGATTGCCTCATTCATTGTAAAATCCTCCTAATCCTTCTGATAAAATTCACACTCATAACCTGCTGCGTTAAGTATCAGTCCTGGCGTCCACTCCGGCGCTTTCGACATAATCTGACAAGCATCTTCTAAAGATGCATCAATCGGTGCCTCTATTACTGCTTCATCATGTACATGCATTACAATCTTGTATCCGGCAGCAAGCAGTCTACTCATGGCTTCTGCCAAGATATCTCTGCTCATCGCCTGAATAATGTTTTCCACGAACTTTGGTCCATACGAGCTGATATCTCCCCATTTCTTTGAAGCATCCACACCCATATAAGAAATTTCGTCTCTATCATATTCATTGCGATAAATCTTCGGTTTCACATAAGCCAGACGTCTACCACTCGGCAAATGAATAAACAAGATGCCTTTTTCAAATGTGAATCGCAAGCACTTATATTCCTGCGGCTGTCTATCCCTTACTGCTTTGATTACACACTTATGAACGTCCCACCACAGCTTTACAATGTTGGGATTGGACTGACGCCAAGAATCTACGATAGGTTTTAATTCCTCCTCTGTAAGTCCCATATCAATGGCACCCATTGACTTCATAGCGCCTTCGCCACCGCCATACCCCAGTGCAAGCTCTGCAATCTTACCTTTTTGTCTAAGTTCTGCATTTACTCCATGCTTTTCAACAGGAACCCCAAACATCTGGGATGCAGATGCACAATAAATATCTCCATTATTCTTAAATACTTCCTGTCGCCAACTCTCCCCAGCAAGCCATGCAATCACTCTGGCTTCGATTGCGCTGAAGTCCGCAACCATAAACTTGCAACCACTTCTTGGTACAAATGCTGTTCGTATAAGTTGTGACAATGTATCCGGAATCGAATCATACAAAAGCTCTACCGCCTCAAAGCAACCAGACTTTACAAGATCTCTGGCGACCTTCAAATCGGGAATGTGATTTTGCGGAAGGTTCTGCACCTGAATAAGTCGTCCAGCCCAACGACCTGTTCTGTTCGCGCCATAAAACTGCAATAAACCATGTGCTCTCCCATCACTGCAGCGGCAAGTCTGCATCGCAACATACTTCTTAACTGACGACTTCGACAAAAGCTGTCTAAGCTCCAGCACCTCTTTTACATCACCAGATACCTGATCCATAACCGCTGCCACTTCTGCTTTGGCAAGACTATCCATCTGAACACCTTTTGCGTTAATCCACTCTTTAAGCTGTATTGGTGAGTTAGGATTTTCAAGACCGGTAAGCTGCTGTGCTCTCTTTAAATATTTATCCCTGGATTCTTCATTACATTTGATGGCCTGTGACACAAGCTCCATATCAAGCTCGATTCCTAAATCGTTAATACGCTGATCCTCCGCATATTGCTTCCACAAAAACTCCGGAACAGGGAATAAACTAACTCGATCAAGTATCTCCATCTCTGTTTCCACATCTCGCTTGTTATAACTTACAAACTGCTGCCATTTTTCCAGGTCATGCTGTGGAAGATTTCTTGTTCTCCCACCATTACTTTTCGTTGCTTTACATGGCACTGAGAAATATTTAATAAGGTCCTTTCCTGACTCCAGCTTCTGTTTTTCCACTCCAAGCACTGCACCTACTTGTGCTAAGGAACCCGGCAAACCTAAATATAAGGAAGCAACCATCGTACAGCGCCAGCTCTCCGGCTCCAGATATTCTCCCAAATATGCACCAAGGCACACACGTTCAAACTGTGCATTAAATGCATACTTCAAAACATCCGGACTCTTAAGTGCCTTTATAATCTCCTCCGGTAATTTTTCCCCTCTTGCAAGGTCAATCACCTTCACTTCTCCACCATCTACTGCATAACCAAAAAGCAGAACTTCAAAGCCGGATGATTGATCTACGTATTTATAGACACCCGACTTTAAAAGATCTGCTTCGCTGTATGTTTCAATATCAATATTTAATCTCTTCATTTTTCTATCACCTTTCTTAATTCGTAAGTGGTTGATTGGAATCACCTGGAAGGCTATATACCTTCCAGGCTTCCTTTGCTTCTTATATTAGAAGCTGTTAATTTAAAAACTCGTCATCATCAGCGGCACCAAAGTCATCTGCTGCAGTTACTCTTCCACCGCCTAAGCTCTCACCATCTCTGACCTTCTGAATGTTACCAAGTCCACAAGCGATACCTTTATTTCCATTTGTATTAAACGCATAGAAATTAACAGATACCTTCGCATAGCAGCCGCTGTAGACTTCTGTCTCATCTGTGATCGGCATTCTATCCAGACCAACAATCTGAGGTGCTGTTTTGGAATTGCAGTTGATAAAGTAGGAATCAGCATAGGCCTCATCGTCTTTCTCAACGTCCCCATCTCTGAGCGGCAGCTTTAAAGCTCCCTTGTTTGGCTTCTTACCACCAAACTTTGAAATGCCATCTGTGATTGCCTGGTCAATAGCCTTGTTGATAAGAGAAATGGTTTCTGTGTCGCTCTTTGGAATAATAAGAGAAACACTATACTTCTCATCTGATCCATTGATACTCTTTGGCTTCCACACATTTGCATAAGAAAGTCTTACCTCGTTAGTTACCACTCTGTTACCGTTCATAATCTTAGCCATAATTCTAATCCTCCTGAAATTCATCATTTACTGTGTTTACTGATACTTCCGGTCTTTTATCGCTCACCGGAACGAGCGTTAATTTACCTGCTGGCTTTGTAACATACTGTCCCAAAACATCAGCAAAGGTTTTCTTACCCATAAGTTTTTCAAAGGCTGTAAGCGTAATCAGTGACTTGTTATAAATATCTGTATAACCTGCCTCTTTTGCTGCCGCTTCCACCTTGGCTTCGTCCGAGAATTTTCTCACTGACCGGCCTTCCACCAGCTTATAACCATTCCAATGTTTACCATTCTCGATAGCTTCCGCCTGCGCATACGCCATCACATCATTGGCCCATTTACTAAGCTCGTCTGCTTTTTCCATCACCTCTGCGACTTCCTCATCAGATAAAAGTGCTGGCGGCTGGAACTCCATCTTGGCAAGTTCCAAGAAACTCTCAGCTCTTGCACGACACGTATTTCTCGCCTTACAGAATCTGCACCAGGATCCGGATACAAACTCTCCTTCTCCCTTGGCTGCAAGCTCTGCCTTCGGCTTTAATACTTCCTCGGCCCACTGATAAAGCTCTGCTGCAGTAATGGTCCAAGTACTGATACTTGATAATCTTGGCTGGAAAATCGTCATTGTTACCTGCTCAATGTCATACAAGCAATCAAACAAATTCAACGCACCAAGCGCATAAAGCATCATTTGTGGATTGTGGTCTGCGTACACAGCCACGCCCCTTCCATACTTGAAATCCACAACATTCAATTCCTTATCCGCTACCAAAAGGAAATCTCCTGTACCAAAACCGTCTGGCACATAGCAAGAGAAATCTAAATGCTGCTCAATCAGTGTCACCGGATCCTTACACTGCTGCTTTGCCTGTCCGACCAAATCCATGATGAAGTCACGATAATCATCAGTGAACTCCTCCATCTCATCTGTCCAGTAATCACTGGTTGGTCTTCTTCCAGCTCTCATCTTTAATGCCTTACGAACTTTCCATTCACAGAGAGCGTGTGCCGCTGTACCCTCAGCAGCAAAGGTTGTTGTCTCATCCTCCATACCGGCTGTAAGCTGGGCAGATGGAGTACAATTCATCCATCTGTCCGCAGCCGATGCACCGAGGATCGAATGTACCTCTGGTGGCATTAGGCGCTCACCTCCAGTCCAAGAGATGCGATAATGGCTCTGTCAACTCTTGCCATATCTGCATCCGTAAGATGATCGATAACTGAAATCACATCACCTTTGTCGATAGTGGCAAGCTGTTCTGTCTGAACTACAGACACCTTCTTAAGTCCGCCATACCACTGAAGAACCACATGTGTTGGAAGCTCCAGTCTCTTAAGCTGAGATGTGATATAGGCAATAATCAGGTTATTGGAATGCTCATTTCCAGCATCATTCTGAATCACTACCGCCGGATGGTTACCAGCTACTACATGTCCATGTGGTGTCTGCATCGGATTCTCTACAAACACAATGTCGCCTCTATTAAAATCACTCATGTCAATACCTCCTATTTAAGCTGCGCAGCTTCTTCCATCAAATCTGCATAATCATCAGGGTTAACTGCAGAGAGCTTATTCGCTCCGTACTTTTCCAACAGTTCCTTCACTTTAAAAGTAAGTCCGGCCTGGCTCTTTTCCGCCATAACTGCACGTACCTGCTCAATCGTGATACTTTTTTTTACTGACTTCGTATCCTTTGCAGCCTGCTTTTCCTCTGTCTTATTTTCCTTACTTCCAGGAGCTTCTTCCGAATCTACCTTCATAGCCTGTCCTGCTGGAACTCCTACTGTCTTATCTGCTACTGCAAGAAGCACAACTGCTAAATCCTGATATGCTTTTGCTACATTATTAATTGCTTCAATCGGTGTCATATGTCGCTACCTCCTTAATGTCCTCTGTTGAAATGAGCTAAGAGTCTGGCTCTCCAATCATTTTCATCATTCTCAGTTACTACAGGTTTGTCCGATTCCTTTTTCTCAGGCTCCTTCGCACAGCTCTTGCTACACTTTCCTGCATATGGGCAGATATGTTTTCCTCCATCCGGATTTATGGTTTCTTCAATAATCTGCTTATATCCCACGCCGATGCGATCATTAATAATCAGCGCATCGTAGTTGATTTCTTCCATATCAGAGTTATAAAACTTAATTGGAATATGCAGCTTACGCGCTTCTTGGATTTCCTCAATCATGCCTTCGGTTACTTCATCAGCAAAAACATACATTTCTTTACATTCAGCCAGAAGTGCTTTCCCCCAACGCATTCCTTTATATCTGTCATATTTTTCATCCAGAAACTGTGTGAAATATAAGTGAGGTGCAATCGGAATTCCTTCATATGAGAAATAGTTGCAATAACGTTTTACGTTTTCGATGTTCTTTTTGACGTCTCCTCTATATGGAGAACAAATAAAAATCTTATCCATAAAATTTTCTTTCCTTTCCAGAACAGCTATGGTATACTGTTCTCAGTTGATTTGGGAATGTGTATCTTCCGTTAGCTTTCCAGGGCAGGTGGTTGATTCCATTCCTTTTTCTTTCACTATTGCTTTCCAGTTGTTTGCTTTTGAGCTGTTCTTCTTAAACGTTTGGTAAGTTCGTGATTAAAAAAAATAGCATCAAACTCCGAGAACGATAAGTTTAGCTCATCAACCAGAGTTAACATCTCTGTCGCTTTGAACTTGTTCTCTTCGCTACATTCTTTATGGCACATTGCTTTCTCTGTGATTCCAAGAGCATTTGCCAGATCCTTCTGACGAAGGTTGCGCTCCACGCGCTTTGCTTTAAGCATTCGAACATTCATCTCGCTTCCTCCTTTCGGTAAGTTTACATAGATTATATTAAACAAACGGTAAGTTGTCAACACCGAATTTACCATTTGTTTTTACTTTCATTCTGGTTTTTCCTTTATTTACAGGCTTTTTCGGCATTTTCACACTTTCCAATTATTTTTTCTATTGACACATTTGGTAAGTTCTGTTATACTTTCGGTAAATGAAGAAGCAATCCTCATTAACAAACGAAAAAGAACAATGATAAAAACTACAAAAGAGAATGCAAGAGTATTTGCGTGATTGCTGTAGTGCAGGACTAGATAGAGCCAGTCATTAATGCAACAACCAGTTGGTGCTGAATTAAAATCATCGGGGCTGTATATAATAGAAAGGATCGCTTGGTATGATGGCCACACCATATGCGATAGAAAGTAAGCAGAAAATCCCCATAAAAAAGAAAGTAAGCCATACACTGCAAAATGCAAAAGACGCAGAGCTGAAAGAGCCATGCAAAGCATATGCAAATCCATATTTAGAAAGAGGTAAATACAATGAACGAAAATAACTTAGGAGGTAGGATTGCTGATTTATTGAAAAAAAGCGGATTGACACAGAGAGAGCTTGCTGACAAAGTTGGTGTCACTGAAGTTTCCATGTCACGATATATCAGCGGAGATCGAACCCCTAAAGGACCGGTCATTGCTAATATCGCAAATGCGCTACACACCACTTCTGATTACTTATTAGGAACAGAAGAAAAAAGTGATTTCGATAGCGAATACTACCAGATTCATCGGCTAATCGCTCGTAACGCGCAGTATATGACAAGAAAACAGAAAACAGAGTTGGTAAATGCACTTTTTGAGTCAGATGACCAGGAAGGATGATTATTTTTGTTTTTACCCGCCAATAGATACGACCAGATAAAGCATGAGGTTCTTTTC